TCTTGGATATTAACACCAGTTCCTGCGTCTTGAACCCTACGCATACGCCAATAAACTAGTGTGTACGGGCCTCCACCACCATCAGGTGTGGGCCAAATATTTAAACATGGTAAATACTGAACCGTAATTGCGTCTCCAGCAGTGTGCGTTGCTGCTGTTGTGTTGTTTTGACCTCTCCAACAATTCTGTAACTGATTTCCAATAATGTTTGTATAAGTAATAGTCTCAGAACCAATCTGAATAAACCCTGTTGAGCGTAAATTTAAATTAGTAATATCAGCATTTGTAGCAGTTTTTAATGTAATCGTTGTGTCAGTTGCACTAATGCTTGTTTTAAGTAAATACTCAGACACATCGCTGTTGCCAGACTGCCTATTAAAATAAACTTGTACAGGTCTCCCAGTAGTTAACTTGTTAGGTATAGTGGCATAAGTAGGCTCAGATATACGGCTAAGGTTAATATCCGTTTGGTTAGACGTATTAGCATTGCTTGTACGAGTCTCAAGGTCAAGTATATCCACTGTGTCAACAGGAACAGGGTAAACCCCTAAATTAGTAGTTAATTGGATACTTACTTCTTCAACAGTCCAAAGATTTATACCTCGGTTAGCCCAATCAGTTGTCATTAAATTAATTGAACGTCTAGCTGTTTTTAAATCATATCCAGTACGAAGCTGCGAACCACAACGTTCAAAAGCCTCTTCGACTAACTCGGTGAGGTCTAAATTAAATACACTGGTTCCTGACGTTTGTGCCATTATTTTTTAGCCGTTTTTGCTGAGTTGATGAAATCCATATTGGAGGGGGCTCCTTTAGAGCCTTTCTTGCGCATCTTTTCTTTAGACCCAGCAGCAATCCTTTTACGTTTTGCATTAATGTTCGCATAAAGCCCTACCTTGCCACCTTCAGCATATTGTGTAAAGTCAGTATCATCCCTGCGGGCTTTCTTTTTCCCGCCGGGCATTTTGGATGGGCTAATATCGCCCATTCCACGAGAGGCTTTCATTTTTTAGCTTTCATTACACCGCCACCACAGGCTCTTGTAAAACCTTTAGTAGCGCAACCATCAGCACGTTTTGAAGCTGAAGAACGAGATACGGTACCACCTGATTTAAATGGTTTAACCTTACCACCTTTTTTCATTGCGATTGCTGGATAAGACATCTCATCTGTAGCTTTTGGCGAAAACAGTTTAGCAATTGATTTACCAATTTTATATAAACCAGATTGTTCAAGTCCTTTTTGCGCATGGCTTTCTTTTTCTTTACCTGCTTCTTTAGCCGCAGCTATTTTTTCTGGACCAGCTTTATTTTGAGCACGTTCCATAGCACTTTTTGTTGCTTCTTGTTGTGCTTTTGCTTTACCAGATGGTTCCGCTTTAGTTTTTTCTTCTTTAGACAAAGAACTGTCTTTAGATGAAGAACTAAGCTGTCTTAATCTTCTATCGTTTTGGTCTTCATTATTAGAATAATAATTTGTTTTTGGAGATGTTGAAACTGTTGTTTTTTCTTTTGTGACACTAGTTGGTTTGTTAGTATTTACAGGAGTTTTTTCTTGTACTTGGGGTTTAAACGAAGCATTAGACCTATCTGCCTCGCTAGATACATCATATTCATTTTCTGCTTTTACAGGTGTAGGTGTAGGCGCAGGTTTAGCTTCCGGTTTAGCTTCATCAGGAACAGCCCTACGCATACGAGCCAAGATATATGGGTCAGTACGATCAGGGCTTTGTCCACCTCTTGTTAACCATTTTTCTTGGGCTTCGCTAAATACTTGGCTTCCTTCTTCGCCATCAAACCGTTTAACTTTTTTTACAGGGCGTTTCATATTAATTTTCCTTAATACATTTTAGCTTTTGTTTTACCTTTAGAAGCTACGCCATCAGCCGATGAGCGAAACATTCCACCTTTTTTCATTCCAACCATTTTAGCTTTAGTACCTATATCTGATGGTTCAATTTTTCCAGAATCACCAAAATTCATGCCTTTAGTTTTTCCACGTTTTTGAACAGCAGACTCACCAAATTTAGTTAATTTATTTGACCCGGTTTCAACATCTTTAGACATTGTGCGTGGGCCCATTGACTCTTTAGCCATACCACCACTAGCCATCTTTTTCATAGGCATGCCACCTTTTTTAAGTTTAGACAAGTCTGTTTTCTCACCTTTATGTTCTTGCTTATCATGCATACCAAAAGCCTTTTTAATAAGCTTTTTGTCTTGTTTAGTATCATCTTCAGCCATACCGCCTTTAGCCATTTTTTTCATCATCCCACCACGTTTCATGCCTGCCATACCACTTGGAGGAGCCATACCACCGGGAGGTCCCATAGGAGCTGGAGCCGCTGCATCAGCCATAGGCATTTTGGGTTGTCTAGCTGACATTAATGCCGCCATCATTTTTGGGTCCATCTTTTTCTTAGTAGCCATTGTTCCACCTTGTTTAAAAGTTTTGCCTTTATCGGCAGTGTTAAAGTCTTTTCCCACGGACTGTGGGATACCTACTTTTTTAGCAAAAGCCGGGTTATGGGCTACTGCCGCCATTAAATGAGCTTGTTTTTTACTTGTACTAGGCATCTTTTTTACCTATCCAACCTTGAACTGTTTTAGTTTCGTAGATACGGATACTTGTCCATACAATAGTAAATAAAGCGGCTATAGAGGGTAGCATATCTGCTAAAGTTCCTAAAACTGTTACGATGGAAAGGGCATCAACAATGTGTTTAGATGCTTCATCCATATTTATAAATGGGTCTTTCATTAACATTTCCACCTTGCTAAACTTGCAGCTTTACGGGTTGGCTTGCCTTTTTCATCTTTCATCGGTCCGGGCATACCACTCATTCTTGCACAAAAAGACTTCTTACGAGGTCCACCTTCGGGTTGTGGTGCCTTTAAGTTCGACCCAGTCGCCGCATTATATTTTGCACGACCCTTAGCAGTAAGTCCAGCCCCCTTAGAAACCGGGAGTTTTTCGCCTCTTCCAATTGCAAGGCTGGGTCCTTTCTTCTTAGTAGCCACATCTTTTCCTTAACTGTAAAACACGGTTATAGCACCGCTGCTAATAGTTACATAACAACCTTTTTCAAACAAAATACCTTCACCGGGAATAGTTGTTGAAATAATTGCTGTATTTGCTGTGGTATCTACTGATAAACGTATAACTCCACTATTAGTAGTTGCATTATCATAAAAATCAATTTGAACGGCAGTGGCGGGTGCTATTTGATACCCACGAATACGACATCTACCTCCAAATATAACACCAGAAGTATTTAAGTGTGTTGACTTAACATCGGTTTGCATCATAATTAATCTCCTAAAGTTTAATGGGGACCGTAGCCCCCTAGATTAATTAAGCTGTAAATGCAGTGGAAACATATGTACCGTCAGATTGCTTAACTACATAAGTTACAGTTAATATACCAGCACCAGAAGTAGCTGTTACGTTAGCCTGAGTAAATGTAATCAACGCATCTCCTGTACCTACGTTAGAACATAATACTGCGCCAGCTGCGTTGTTATTACCAAGCAACAAGTTAACAATACCTGTGTTAGTAAATACGCTACCGTTAGCTGCTGTGTTAATAGCTGTACCGTTTACAAGTAAAGCGTACGTAGGGGTAGTTGTTGCGTAAGCAACAGTTGTATTAAACGAAGCAGTTAAAATTTGTGAACCAGCCGGTATTGTAAATGCGTATGTGCCAGCAGTAATGTCTGTGTAAAGAACGGCAACAGATTGAGCTACAACAGTTGCTCCCATGTTACGTAATGTTCCAGCTGTTGAGCCAGTTGTGTTTTTAACGGTACCTAATAACCAAGGACCTAAGTGCGAAGCTAAACCCATGAGAGTTCTCCTATATACAAGTTAAGCTTACTAATCGGTATATCGTCTGCTGGGGCAGTTTAATAAGCTGGAATTACCCAGATAACTAATCATACTATATTTTTAAGTTTGTGCAATGTTTTTTAATAAAAAAACCCCGCCTTGTGAGCGGGGTCGTAGCTTACTTGCTTTCGCTAATAAAAGTATTCATTTCTGCGGCTCTGCGAATAACATCTTGAAATGTTGGAAATTGAGGATATGGCACATCATCTGTAAATTTTTCCATAAACTCCCACGCTTTAACTTGTGCCTCATATTGGCGATCTAACATATCTCTCGCCATATTTAATAAATTTAATCTTAATTCAAATGGGTTCATAGAACCTCCTGTGTGTTGTGTGTAGAGCAAAATTGCTCAAAATAATTATATCACAATAAAAAACCCGCCTTGTGAGCGGGTCCTTATAGGCACTTAAGATATTAAGCTCCGGGTGAACCATACATACCCAATGGATCAGACCAACCGAATGAATAACGCTCACGAGACTTGTAACGTACGTTACCTGTATCAAAGTCGCCGTCCATAGAATTGCTCAAAGGAGTACGTTCAAAGTGCTTCATACCATTAGGTACATCAGTAGTCAAATACCAACCGTTTGTATCGGTCAAGAAGTGATTAATTGTGTAACCTTCTGGGATAGAACCATTGTTCTTGATAGCGTTAATATCGTTATCAGTTGTACCAACACGGAGTTCAGTCTCTAACAAACGAGTAGCAACGAACTGTAGTGCAGGCGGAACAATTAACTTCTTAGGCTTAGCAGCAATTAACAAACCACGCTCATCAGTCCAAGCAGCAATTTGAATAACAGCATTCTCTAAAGAAGTCTCATTCAAGTCAGCAGCAGTGGTTGGAGTGTTTCCGTTAACCGCACCATTAACCAATGGGTGTGAAGTATTGAACAGAGAAACTCCGTCGCCACCTTGATATCCATTGTTAAAACCGTTATTAATAACGGCAGCAGCTTTTACCTGCTTAGTGTAAGCCATAGCACGAGCTAAACCTTTAGTATAGCGAGCTGATAAAGAGTCGTAGAGGTTATCTTCGATTGCTTCTTCAGTCAAGCTAAAGCCAAGGGCGATAGTTTCGTGGTTATAGCGAGCTGTCCATGCTTCTTGTGCATTGTCGTAACGAATAGCTTGACCTTCGTTTTTAACTGGTGCAGCAGAGAATCCAGACAGTTTTGTTTCTTCTTCAAAAGAACGCTCAGAGGATTCAGTTTCGTAAATCTCTTTATGTTCTTCACCGTAGCGAGCATACTCCAAACCGAACAAAGCATTTAATCCGGGGAGCAACTCTTTCAGTAGTTGTGCACGTGAAATAGCCATTTAAATATCTCCTAAATTAAGCTGAGTAGTAGTCGTGAACGCCTTGATTGAATTTCACGAGCACTTCTGGGGTTTGAATTAAAACAAGAGTAGCACTTGCTGATGGAGTTACGGATGAAGCTGTAACTGTCAGTGTTGTACTGCCTGTTGTCGTGACGGTTGCTGCGGTTGTTACTACTGACACAATACTCTGTAACTGACCGTTAACCAATTGGAATATATCTGTACCAATAGGAATATAAAGTCCTACAGGTAAACCAGAAACAACCAAAGAAGTTGTGGTAGCGCCAGAAACATAAGTACCAGAAGTGCTAATTTGCGTATCAGGAACCAACTGTAACACACGCCATACACCACCTGAACCAACAGCAGTTGTAGTCGCCAAAGCAACAACAGCAGCAGAAGAGTTACCAGTAGATGCAGAACCAGTTAAAGTATTACCAGCTACGTTTAAGCCAACCATACCTTGTGACAATGAAGCGATTGTAGTGCTAGTAGCTGATGCTGCAACAGCAACTTGGAACACTTGATCTGGATCATCAGCAACAATAGCCGTAATATCACCAGCTAATACGTTGCCAGGATAGTACTGAGCATACTGACGTTGCTTAGTAGTTGGGTTGGTATAATAACATCCTACAAAGATACCAACGGTAGCTTTAAGGTATGAAGCGCCAGTTAAAGATGCACCGCCGGGGGCGATGACAACATAACCAGCTGTTAACTGCACAGGATCGCCGTAATAGATAGCGGTTCCGTAGTTGTAGGCTATAGGCAAATTGCGTGTAGACCCAGCAAATACTTGACCACCAATCAAATTAACGGGCTTAATGCCATAAGGCGCACTAACGATAGGATAAGCCATTTAATTCTCCATTAAAAAAGTTAAAGTCCTTTACCAAACGTGGTCGTAGATTTATTCTCTTTAAAGAGCGGCATTCTAGGATCACTTTGGCGCATAAGATTATTATCCACAGCATCCGTTTGAGCTTGAGTTTGGTTATCGTAGTATTTCGTACGCTGACCAATAAATTCAACAGGAGTCTTGCAAAGTAATAACCCGCCAATTTCGATATGGTCTTTAAATCGACCTTCTCCACTGGCTAACAGTCTAAATTTAGGTTGTTCTTCAACAGTTACAGGTTCCCAGCCTTCTCTGAATTTGGCAGAGATATTTCTAGGGTCACTATTGTTTAATGTTGAAACACGAACCCACCGATATGCATACCCAGCCTGTTTGTCGGGCTCAGGGAGAAGTTCAGGAGGCATCCACTGTTTAGGACGCTCATCAAATTCACGGGTTTCTAATTCACGGGTAAGTCTATTTGTATCAGTCATCTTTGGCTTTCTATTTTTAACATTTCACGGACGTATTGCTCATTTGTCAAACCTAACTTTTTAGCTATGGCTTGTTCGGAAGTCTTCAGCTTTACCTGTTTGGAGGATGTGCTTCGGGTTGCCGGAGCTACTACAGTGCTTGTTTTTTTCTGAGTTTTTTGTGGCTCAGTGTCTTGCTCATCTTGCGATTCCAAAGGACCGAAATACTCTGGAAATACTTTGCGCATTGTTTTGTCAATATGCTCATAATACTTCTTCGTTCCTAAAAAAGCTTTGCCATATTCGTCAGCCAGCTCTTCATGTATACCTAGCGCATAAGCAGTCATACCTTTTTTACTTCCGTACCAAGGATTCCTACCTGTCCAGTCATCGAGATTTGGATCGACTTGTGGTTTTTGTTGCGCTTGTGGTATTTGTACCTCATTTTCTTCTTCTTGTAAAGCGGGTCGATAGTTTTTTATTTGGTTTGCCCTAAAACTAGCATCATTTAGCTTTTCTTGAGCATCAATGATCCGATCTGGGTCTCCACCTTCTAAAGCCTCTTTATAAGACCGTTTAGCCACTTCAATCTGTAATTCACTGGCATTTTTGGCAGTATCTAGGTATTCACGCTCACCATTAGACAGTGTTGTTTTTAAACGTTTGTTTTCATCTAAAAGCTTTTTAGCAGCGTCAATAGCGACATTACGCTCCCTATCTGCTTCTTCTGCCTTACGACGTTCATCATGCCAAACCTTTTTCATAGCCTTAAGCTTTTCTTGGGCTTGCTGGCTATATTGGTCTAACTCATCAACTTCGAGCTTATCAACTAATTCTTTGGGTAGAGGCTTTTGATTTCTATCTGCAGCCGGTGTATCGTCTTCAATCTCAATAGTTATATCAAAATCGTCGTCTTCAGTGTTAATTTTAACCTGTTCAACTTCGTCAGGGAATTTAAATTCATCCATTATTTTCTCCTAATGCCACGTGGGTCATCAACAACAGCTTCAACACTGTCATCATTAATTAAACGAAACTCTCGTCCATGTATTACCAACCTAGTACCTGCGTTGGGTCTTACTAGAACAAAATCGCCTTGTTTACACCACGGTCCTGTAGGAAACTTATTTTTGTCTTGATAGCAATCTTGCCCAAGGTCAACAACAAATAATACTGTTGTTAATAGTTCTTCAAATTGCAATGTACTATCTGCTTTTTCAAGTGTTGAACCATCAAAGTTTTTTTCTGCTTCAGGTATTGCGCACAGGATTCTGTATCCCTGTGGTTTAGGCAGTTGTGTTGCCTTTTCTTCCGCTTTTTTATGTAAAAGCGCAGTTAAATCTACTGCTTGGTTCAGGTTAGTCATCCGACTTCTCCATTAGTTGTTTAAGGTCTAATGCATATCCACGTGCGGTCAGCAGACCCCGTATCTCACCACACACTTTTTTGTACTCATCAAAAGTTTCCACTCTTCCGGCTGCTAACGCTTCTTGTAGCTGCATTGCCTTCTCGCCTAGCTGTTGTACTAGAACATCTAATGGGTTCATTTATTAATAGCTCCTTCTTCTGGTTGTTCTTTAAGTTGGTTCATTTGTTGCGCTTGTTGATTCAACTGCCTTCCTTGAAACACGCTCTGGTGATTTAATTGCTTGTCTTGATGTGCCATTTGGTCTTTGTGTTTGGCAACATCAATACCCATACGTGTACCTTCTACATGGTGTTTAGTATCATGCGAGGCTTTATCTTTAGCGATACTTACTCCCGCATTTAAACTAGCAATACGTTCTTGTGATGCAATGCGTTCCCTCTCAACAGCAATTTGTTGTGCTTTAGCGTCTGTATCAATTTTTTGTTGTGCTTCTTTAATACTAACTTCCTTGCCTTTAAGTTGTAATTCTTGTTGTTGTAACTGAATAAGTGGGTCTTGTTGCATCTGTTGGGCTTTCTGTTGCTGTGCCTCACCTTGATGCTGTTGCAATAACTGCTGAGCCGCTTTAGCCGCTAATTGTGAAATGCGAACTTCCATATCACGTGGAATTTCCGCTTGATCGTCCTCGTTGTCTTTATTGAGCGGTAACTCTGTACCCATCATTTGTTCCATTTTCTTGCGGTATGCAAGAGCAAGATGTTCAGTAACGTGGGCTGCCATAGCAGCTTCGATAGCCTTTGCTTGTGGACTTTGTTGCAATAAACTCAATATTTTAGGGTCATGTGCCGCCGCCATATGCACTGTGATATGCGATTCATGGTCTTGGTATAAAAAGGCTTTTACCGGCTTACCGTTCATAAGATGCTGGTTTTCAGTCACTGGGTCTTCAGGTTTTTTATCCTCGTCCAGCATTACAAGCTTTTGCGCATTCTTAATGCCAAGAACCGCCAACATTTGACGATGTAACTGCGCCATATTGTATAGTTGCGGTGCTTGTTGTGCTAATTGCAGGACTGCTTGGTACTGAACAATCTTCTGAGACATTGTTGCTGCGTTAGGGTCAGAGACTGGAATAACCGTTACCATTGCATAATCAGACTTTTTAGCTTTGCGACTACCAACTTCTGGCTCATAGCTATAGTCTTCTGGGCAATTTTCCTCAATAATGTCTTTTAACAGACGTAACTCTTGTTTCATTGAGTAGTGGATGCGAGCTTGAACAGCTGTCATTACTTTTAACGTACGCTCAAGAATAGCTAAAGTTGTTCCAACGGGTGCTCCAGCAGAGCCCATATCTGCTACTTGTAAGTCTGCAGTATTGGCAAAACGTCGCCCATCTTCCACAATTTGACCTAATAACGCCATTAAAACTTGGCTTGGCTCCTTGTAAGGAAGCGGCATAATGTTGTCTTTCATCGCACCACTTGGTACGTCAACATCACGGAACTCTCCGGGGGCTATGGGTGTATCGTCGCCTTTGACTCGCAAACCACGTGTCTTGAAACCACCAGGCAGGTTGGATAATGTTCCTGCATCCACGAGTTGCCGAATAAGACTTGTACCAGACTTAGCAAAAGCGCCAATAAGGTGGATGAGACCAAAAGCATAAAAACCAAAGCCTGGAATATACGGATAATGTACGAAGTGATTGCGTTTAAGTTTATGTTCATTGCCTTCCTTCCAGTTGCGTCTAATGGCAAGGACTGTTTGGGTACCTTTCTCAATAGTGACTACGTATGGTAATGCAAGTCCGGTTAACTCTCCATCTTCTTCATCCTCGAACCCTTCAAGGTCAAGGTCAACGTGCATCTCAAGTATCTTGTACCGGTCATCCGTAGTCGCACGGAATCCCATTTGTTCCGCAATCCGTTTCTCAACCTCATCTAGGCTGTTAACTGGATCACCTAAGTCCGCATCTAAATAAAAACCCGAATACTGCAACCGTTTTAACTCATTCTCGGTTTTGCGCATCACGTGAGTAACACGAGGGCTCGCCTCTAAACTAGATACTCCGTATGGTACCACCACATCTTCTGCAGGACAAAACATTGATACTTGACGACCTAAATGTGGGTCTTCGTACACTTTCTTGAACGCATTACCGGCTAAGCCTAACCCCCATAACATGCGCTCATGTTCCGCACGGTACTCAACCATAACGTCCATAATCTGATAGTTCATGTCCTCTTCAACACGTTGGGCAGCGGCTGTTTTTTCAGGGGTTTCTTTGCCAATGATTTCCATCTTAGCTGGGCCTCTTGGGGGCATTGTTTCTATAATCATCTCAGCTTGGAATTTAACAAGTGCTTCACTTAATAGTGGGTGATATACACCACAAGCACCTTCCCACGGCTCACTTCGTTCCTCAATCTTCATACCAAGAAGCTCTAAGCCATCAACGTATGTTTGCATCCAGTCTTTGCGGGAAGCAACGTCGTCTTCAAAGTCCGACAATAAATCACTAGCTAACTGTGACAGCGTCCCATCATCTATATACTCAGCAAGGTTGTCATCAAAGCCTTCTTCATCCTCGCCTTTTTCTATGCGCATGATTGGCTTACCATCAATACCAATCTCTACTGCCTCGGGGTCCTCAATTGTTATCTCAAGATCTGGTTCATCGTCATTGTTAATTGCAGCTATGCCTTGGGGGGCTGCGTACAGTGCTTTATCTATTGCCATAATTAATAGTATCCTTTTTTCCTATTAGACTTAAAGTAAATAACATCATCTGGTTCATCGGTGTCCAGCACAATAAACCCACCACGCCTAAACCTCATTATTGCTTGAGATGTTGAGTCCACCAAGTCATCATGCTCGCCTGACGGAAAACTTGCAACCTCTTCAACCACTTCTTCTGCCCAATGCGTATAAGGAACCCACACTTTACCTGAAGCAAATATATCAGCTACTGCGTTTAACCTAGCAACTTTGTCATTACCACGGTTAACCTCAACCTCTTGTACCGGAATACCCATGCGTCTAAGCTCAAAAATAAGCGGCGCACCTGATGCTTTTTTCTCAATAATTACTGAGTCAGGTTCCCATTCTTTCCACTCTTCAACTGCTCGTTGCTTAAGCTCCGGAAACTCCATACGTTTTTTAAAGCTATTAAGTAGGATTATATTAGCATCTTCCTTCTTTGTGACGGAATTAACTAGATAAAATACACCCCATGTTGTACAGGCGGAATAGTCTGATCGTTCTGTTTTAAGAAACGCCGTGTCCCAAGACTGAATAATAAAGTTAATTTCAGGTGGAGTCTCTTCATCCCACCACTTCCACCATTCCCGCTTAATAATAGCTGACACATCTGAGGTTGGCTGTTGCATGTACTGCGCCATCCACTTGCCACTAGGTAACTCATTGCGTAACGCTGTTAATTCTTCTAAGTTCCAAAACTCGGGCCATAAGGGTAAACCCGAAGGTAGAATAGCAGGGAAGTCAATAACTTCCCAGTCCTCGCCTGACCTTTGTGCCGCTGCTTTAACCACTTGACCGGTCAAATCTTTCTTTGACCAGCGTGTCATAACTATAATAATAGCGCCGCCCGGTTGCAGACGTTGCCTCGGTCCTGATGTATACCACTCGTAGACCTTGTCATAAACTTCAGGGTTAGATTCCGCTAATGTAGCTTCCTGTTCCGAGTGAGGGTCATCAATGATGAGTATATCTGCGCCCTTCCCCGTGACAGCGCCGCCAGTACCGATAGCAAAGTAGTCACCGTTCTGGTTTGTTGCCCATCTTCCAGCAGCTTTACTGTCCGATTGAAGTCCAACACCTGGGAATATAGACTTATACAGGTCGGAATCGACGAGGTTTCTAACTTTTCGCCCAAATCCGACAGCAAGCTCTGCAGTATGTGATGTTTGTATAACCTTTTTTGCTGGGAACTTACCCAAAAACCAAGCAGGTAGAAGGTAAGAAGCAAATTCAGACTTAGTATGACGTGGAGGCATATTAATGATAAGGCGTTTACAGTCTCCACGAGCAACTTTCTCAAAAGCAGCAGCCATTTTGGCATGATGGTCTCCGTCAATAAAATTGGGCCAGACTTTGTGTACAAAGTCCATAAAATTGTCTTGGCAATTCTCTTTATTCTTAGCATTTACAGTGTTATCTAGCTGTTCTAGTAGCGCCCGCATCTGCGCATCGGTCAGTTTATCCAGATTTTGGTCTAAATGAACTAACTCAGAGTTCGATAAAGGTTCAATCGTTGCTGTCGTCATGGCTTTCTACGTCAGTAACTTCATTATTTAGTTGATTTGTTAGTTTTACAGACTTAGGTGTGGCATCTATAGTGTTCATTTCCATCAAAAGCCTGATTTTTTCACGTAATGCGAGCTTTAATTCGTCAGAAGTTTGATGTGTAATGGTAATTTCGGACCGTTCTGTGAACAAATCTGATGCTTTTCCGAGCAATTCGAGCGCTTTTAAAGCTATTTTGTCGTCTTCAGCCTGAGAAATCTGCATTAAACGGTTCATAACTACCGTTCTTACTTGCACTTTATCCTGAATTACTTGCTTCTCGTACTCACTTAAGTACCTACCAAGCGCTAATGCAACACCCGGTTGCGTCACTTCTCGCTTAACTTCTTGTTCTTGCTCTTTACTCTCGGGTTTTTTGCCTAGTCTTTTAAACATCTCAATGGCTTGCAAGTTTTCTTGGGGGGATAAATCTATTGTTCTGTCGTCACCGAGTTCTTGTAAAAGAAGGGCAGTGTTACCCATTACTCGAGCATGATCTGATACGTCCTTCATAGACGCATCTCGTTGATGTGACTGCAGTTTATGTTCTGCCGTCGGTTCTATTTGCACTGGCATATAACCTTTTTGTGGGTTAAGTTATAAGCAGTGTATCACAACTAAAAAATATATGTAGGGTATAGAGGGGACCCTGTTTAATGACGGGGGGTACTTTCTAGAACAATATACATCGGGTTTACCCTAATAAACTAAGGGGGGTGGGGGGTAGTTTTGAAAAGTTGCGATTGACTGTGCATTTCATTGTGTAAGGAGGCTGTAGCTTAAGTGGGTCAAATAAGGGTGTGGGGGGTTATGTTGCCCCCAGCTAGTATTCAATAAGCCCCTACCCTGCGAAGCTTATAGAATAAGGGGCTTAGGACTGTATGACAATCAAGTCAAATAGTACTATACAAGTGTGGGACTTTGTGGGACAATATCCTTACTCGAGCTAACAAGCGAGAGGTTCTTTAACTAACCAATGAGGTATATATGTCAGAAGATAATAAGGTAATACAGTTAGACCCAGCACTACAAGCTGGCTTTGAATCATGCGGTAGTGCTTTCGCTGATAGCGAGTTAACTGCAGATGAATCAATCCTTAATCATGCTAAGCTATTAGGTGATAAGCCTAGCTTTGATAGCTGGGAAGCTGGTAGATTAGCTTGGTGTTTAGGTTATGGTGCTGGTAAAGGGTTTGCTAGTGATAGCGATAATACCTATAAAGCATGGTCTAGATTCTCTAGCAGGTTAGAGAAAGCCTACGGTCTAACTAAGCCTAAGAAAGCAACAAAAGAGGCAGAAGCTAAACAAGACCAGCGAGAGAAAGCTAAGTCAGCTATTGATGATTTGAAAGCTAAGTCATACGGGGAATTACAATCTGAAGTAGCTTTGATTCTAGCTAAGCCTACACTTGAGAATGTAAACAAGTCTAAGCCTTTCCTTAAAGCTATCGAGGAAAAACGCAAAGAGGGTTTAAAAGACCGTATGGAAGTTATCAAAGCTATGCAAACCAGCATCATAGCTGAAGTAAAAAAGTGTCTTGATGAACATAAACTAGAGGGTATTCAAGCTATCCTTAGTGATTATGACTTCGAGATAGCTGGTATTTAACTAACTAATGGAATAGCTGGGGGCAACCCCAGCTAAAAGAAAATGAAACATACTGTAAACACTATAAACACTAACGAAGTAAGTAAAGCCCTAGATATGCTTAATAATTATTTTAATGAAGTAAAGACAATCAAAAAAGCTATATTAGACTTAAATGATTTTAAACCGCAATTTGAGTTTAAAATAGATATGCATGAAAGACTAAACCTAGAGAAAACACGCCAGCTAAAGACGTTAGCTAATATGCATATAGATGTACAAAAAATTGAAATGCATTTCGAAGCTATTTTGAGAGTGTTAAACAAAAAAGCATACTACCATGAGAGAGAATTAGAGATACGCAAATTATTTAAAATTGTCGAATAACTCCCCCAGCTTGAACATTACCCAGCTATATGCTGGGTATTTTTTTGACTAGATAATAGGGAACTGGTTGTAAGCGACGCTTTAGCCTGTCGGCGTTTTTAACCCAAAACGGACAAAATGTTGACAAGTGTGGGACTTTGTGGTACAATGGATTTATGGATTGAGTTAAGCCGTTACGCAATCCACGGACTTTCTGACAATCGGTCAGGTTGTCCAACAAAACGGCTAGGAGCATATTATGTCAGTTAATTCTAAAGTAGTAGTAAAAACAGCCGAGATGTTATCGCAATTCGACGAGCAGGAAACAGCCAAGCTCATTTCCTCAACCATTGCTTTCGCAGAGAGCGAAGATTCTTCCGAGCAGGCAATCGCAACATTCGCAAGCATCATCGGACTCAAGCCAACATTTGCTCGTTATGAAATGGGTCGGCTTACTTTTGTTGAAACCCTTGAAGGTCAGGGATTGTCGCAAAATGCAGTCGAGCAACGCTCATCACGTTTCTTCCGTAAACTCGGCATTGACAAGCCAACATCGGATAACCCTGAATCCGTACGCAAGGCTCAGGCAAGGGCTGAGCAAAAGGCTAAGCAACGTGCCACGTTCGAGAACCAAACGGATGAGGATTTACATTCCAAGGTTCAAGCATTGCTTGCGAAACCTACGCTTGCATCGCTCAAGCAAGTTACGGCATTAACTAAGGAAATCGAAACTCGCAAAAAAGACGAGAGCAAGGCAGACGAGGAATCGCACAAGGAATTGCTCAAGGAAATTACTGAGCATATCAAGTCTTTGTCTTACTCTGAGTTGTTTGAGTTTGCAGTTTGCACTGGATTCAGGGATTATAAGTAATAACTGGACAACCTGACAATCGGTCAGGTTGTCCTTTGTTTAGGTGGATACTGCTATGCAGTATCCACTTTTTTTATGCTCTTGTCAAGCACTTTTTTTAATTATTTTTTAAGGGAACTGGTTAAAAGCGACGCTT